GTCGTAAGTTAATCGACAGTCCCAATAGTGGTCTTCTTCCCACTCTGGTTCATAGAGAGGACAAGGTTCCTCAAAGAGATGTTGCATTCTTAATTGTTTGATGCGCTCCCTGAGGGACTTGTAAAACTCTCTCCTTTGATTACTATCCATTAGGATTAGTAAAGTTCTTCCTCTGCCTCTGCTTTGATAACACAATCAGATTCGGGATATGAAACGCAAAGAAGTGCAAAACCAGATTCTAATTGGTCATCATCAAGAAAAGATTGATCTTCTTGATTAACTGTTCCACTCAAAATTTTACCGGCACATGAAGAGCAAGCACCTGCGCGACAAGAATACGGCAAATCAATTCCAAATTCGTCAGCGGCATCAAGAATATATTGATCTGCCTCACAATTAAAAGTGGTTTCTGTTTCGTCTTGAAGTTTAACTGTAATATTATAAGTCATTGATTAATTAACGTGTACTGTACCAATCATACCTGCTCCCTTATGAGGAGCACACCAATATGTGTAATCTCCAGCATCATTGAAAGTAATATCAAACTCCTCACCAGGAAGCATAGCAAGTGATTCATGAGCAAGATCAGGACGATCTTCCACAATCACATTGTGTGGAGGTAACATATTATTCACAAAATGAACTGTATCTCCTGCCGATATCGTAACCTCTGCTGGATCAAAAACCAAATTTCCATTTGATCCCATCTGAACATCAACTGCCCATGCGGGAGTTGCCAAAAATAGTGTTGCTAAAAGTGCAAAAAAGAACTTCATATACGTTCTTGCGACTACACTATCTAGTATATCAACCTATTCATGATTGTGTGGAATGTCAGCAATCCTTAACTGATTTTGCAATCTCTCCGCCAAGGTCACCACCAACATCTTGACCAAGCATTACTGCCCAACCTGCTGCTAACCATCCAACATATGGAATGGCGGTTAGTGTGGGGGCAAGACCAGCAGTCATGCTAGCACCTACCATGCTTCCTGTTGATTCTCCAGCGCCCTCCGCTTTGATGCATTCTAGATTTTGGGCAGTCAACTTTCCCGAAGTGTTTCCTCCGTTTCCAATCGGTTGAGACTGACCATTCATTGTATATTCACGAGTTACAGTTTCATCCCTATCTTCAAATCTTGAAGTTTCTTTACCAAACCAACCCCTATTAGTAGAACTCTGTGTCAGATCAGTTGATCTAGTTTCTACCATAACTTTTGGATCGTTAGCATTGTATCTAACATGATACCCCTCTTGATTTACATTCACATCGTAAGAGGAGTATTGACCAGTTGGCAAATTAATACTTGGATACTGTGGACGGGATGCCATTCGCATCATGGCATCCTGATTTGCTTTCATGATATGACCTAGAATACCAAGATGTGCAAATGCAATAATACCACCTACCCCGAGGACAGTCCATTTGAAAGGACTAATCTTTGGTGCAGGTGGTTGTTGTTTGTCTTTATCAGACATATTAGATGGAGTAAACATAATTCATTACTCAACTTTTTCTTTTTTCTCTTCTCTCTTATCGTTACTGTCGTCTTTCTTTTTCGCTGGAACAACCCCGAACGTGGCTAGGGTTCCTGTAAAAACGCTGGCAATAAAAGTTGGATCGATATTTTTCTGAGGAATACCAGGAACAGTTACATAATTAAGGGTCAGGATTGCTGCTGACCACCCAAGAATAATAACACGCACCAGGGTAGAAACCCCTTCATCAGCCCATTCAAACTTGTTCTGTTTGGCATCCTCTTTCTTCTTTGGATTTGACTCCATAGTAAAAAAGGTAATGCATTTTTATTTAGGAAGATGTCCGTTCTCTACCAACCACTCACGAGTCATTGGTGTGGGTTCATAGTCAGTCCACATGGTGCCACGGGCACAAGACTCAAGTGCTTCCATTGTCATCTTCTCAGTTCGGCCTGCCCAACCTGCTTCTGCTTCCCAGGGAACAGCATGTTCAGGATAAGTTCTCTCTGCCATCACACGCCAAATCATAGGAACTTCATCCTCAGGTTTGATGATAGCAATCATAGAGTTCTTGATACTACCTGCCATGCAATCTTGAGCAGCGTGCCATCCTTCATGACGCATCACTTGCATCAAAGTACCAGGACGACCCATATATTCTTCATTCAAGAAAAAGTTATTACTTACTGTATGATAGACACCACGGTGATTCTTAGGAAAATACTTTGGTGGTGCTAGAAACACTTTAACTCCGACCCTATCGAGAGCAACGAGCATTCTGTTGAACTCGTCAGCAACAAAAGTAAACTCATCAGTATTAGGATACTCAGAAGAGACATCCAGAAGATTGTGAATTTGTTTGACTCCATCGGTACACTCTCTAAGTAACATGCACCCCATCGCATCCATAGTATGATAACCCTTGGTGATCTTAGAGTCAGCAAGTGCTGGAGCAGTCAGAGTTGCTGCTGCTAGCAAACTCATGATAATTTTCTTCATGCGTAATACGCCTCATAGTATTTTACAATGCCATTTGTATTGACATTTCCTTGAGATACCCAATCATGAGCACATTCATAAATTGATTGTTGCGAATGTTCGGGTAAACCATTTACTTGCTTTCCAGCATATCGGGTAAAAAGAACTTTTAATACTTGCTCACGAAGAGCAAGTTTTTGTTCACTGTAGCGCCAATCTTTAATCATTGAAATTGTCCCATTCCAGTGCCAGACATCCAACCGTAACCATTGTCACCACCTTGGAAGTTCTCAGAACCACCAGGCGGATTCAATTGAATAGTAGTGGGTTGATTCTGGGTAGCCATATTATACATCATTTCATGAATATTATCAGGTTCTACAGAAAAATTTTCTTTTCTTTCTTGACGTTTCATTTCAGTTTCACGTTCCATATAGTCTAACTGCTTCTGTGAACGAATAGGAGCAGGACCAAACCAGTCATCATCATTAAGATATGCAGGAGCAGGAACGCCTGTGTAGTAATTGATAGCGTCCTGCTTGAATGATTCTCCTTCATCGTAGTTCTCTTGAAAATCTGAACAATCAACTTGTACATCATCAACAGAACATTCTACTTTCCAAGATCCACCAACTCCGCCGTCCATATTGACAATAATATCGTCTGTCTTTTTGACTACACTGTTGATAAGAGACTTGAACTTGTTAATCATGATTGCCAATAGTAGTGAAAGAAGTTTCCTTTATTATCGCACATCGGGTCTTCGGATGCAACTCTATATCTGAGCATTCTCTGACCTTTGAAGTCTGTGCGATCTCCAATAATCGAATACGCCTCAAGAAGTTTTTCTGTATTCTTTAGACGATTGACTACAGATTGTTTTGCAACAGGTCTCCAGTATCGGAAACCTTCATATTGTCCAGGGGAATATACAACGTTAGCAACAGTGTTTGGATATTTTGGAGACCTAACTCTGTTGAGGATAGAAACTGCTACACAGTATTCATCCATTGTACCTCTCGCTGCTTCAACCTGCACTGCTCGTGCAAGGTGATCATAATCAAGTGGTGTTAGTGCTAAAATTGTTTCCAGAATCATAGAAAAAAAGGGGGGCGCTGCCCCCCATACGACATATTATCAGAAGTTGTACTTAACGCCCAACTTACCGCCAACGCCGAGGTCATCGGCATCGTCTGCGGTCAGGAAGGAGACTTCACCATAGACGCCGAGAGCGTCGGAAACGGGAACGCCAACACCTGCTTTACCGGAGAAGCGAGTCTCGGTGTCAACACCATCTACAGCAACGATGGCAGGGCCACCTTGAACGTAGTAGGAAGCAGCGCCCACAGAACCTTCATAGCCAACGTGAACGTCGGTAGTGGCTCCGGTGTAATCGTCTCCAGTCCAGCCAGCATTGGCTTCGACGTTGACGTAAGGACCGGCTAGGGCGGCGGCAGGAGCGAATGCAACAGCAGCGGCTGCAGCAGCGATAGTCGTTTTGAACATTGGAAAATACCTCTTAGTTTACTTGCGGAGTGTTTACCCGCAGATGAAAGCAGACTCGACTTGTCTGCGTTGGACATATTATAGCACAGATCCGCGTAAATAGTTGAGACGGTAGGACTGTAACAATTCGTAACTTACATCACGAATGAGTATTTATACGTCCGAGAAACCATTATAACCGAACTGACCGAACTTGTCAATACCTGTACTCATCAATAATATCCAAAACATATCCAAGATATCTTTGCGCCAACTCTTTTTCATGATGTGGTTCCCAACCTAAATCATGCTTGAGTTTCATGACACGCACTCTCAGTTCTTCGACACTTATTTGATTTTTAGGCATAAAAAAAGACCCTCTACCTTATGTAGAGAGTCTAACACTAACTTGGTGTCGGTGCATACACTGGTGTCATCAAACCACCATCTGGACCGTCATCATCATCAACATCATCACTTGTCAACAGGGCTGCAAATACAAACCCTCCTACCATTGATGCTGCTATGAGTAACATGTCGTTCACCATAAACCTGGGATAATTTGACCTGTGGTTGCGTAACTACCCATCGCAGCGATCACTCCGATCATTGCTG